TTTTTACGAATGTGTATCTCAGGAAGGTTGAGGAGACAACTCCGAACGTGGCTCAAAATGTTGTGATGTCATACGACACAAAGAGTCACCAGGTAAAGGAGAGAGGTACCCAGTTCGTTGAGGCTTCAGTGTACTTGGGGGACGGTGGTCTTCTCTCAAACCTGAGTTTCGGTCAAATCGCATCGACATCTACGTTCGTACCGTCTAAATTAATTTTTAGCAACGTAGACACATCTTTCGTGACCACGTCGAAAGTTGGTATATCAAATACATTACCAATACACACGTTAGATGTGGGTTCAAACGTGTATATAGATGACACAGGGGATTATAAGCTCGTCGTTAGAGGTGATACGCGTGTATTTGGTAATACAGTATTCGAGGGCACCGTCACCACACTTGGCGCGACAGAACTGATTTATGCCACGATTACAGTCGTTGAGAATCCACTCATAGGCTACGGTAATCAAAACCCAGGTAATTTGGGATACGATCTTGGTTCCTACATGATTCGTGATAGAGATGGTGTGAAGTCAAACGCCATGGCCATATATAGAACACCTGATCAAAGTGGTCTCGGGTTTGAAGAATATGCGATCGGTTTCACGAGATCCGAGCTCATATCAAAGGATATCATCCCGAGCACGTCGGAAAGCATCAACGTGCACGTGTACGGTAATCTCACAAGCGATTACTATTTTGGTGACGCGAGTACGTTGTCGAATATCACATTTCAACAAATCAGCGAATCACCATTCGGTAATGTGACGTCACGATCTATGAAGTTTTCAAACATCACGACATCCATAGCCACAACGTCGAATGTTGGTATAGGTGTTGATACACCACACGCGCGTCTCGATGTGCATAATGATGTACACACGTGGACAGTTCGAGTCGATAGAGCTGATAATCTCACCACAATCATTCACTTCCGAGAAATTGAAATTTACGATATCGCGGGACGACCAATGTTTATTACGGCATCGCGTCAATCAAATGGAACTGGAAGTTCATTGTATAGAGCGTCGTCCAATGCGTATGATGGAAATCTCAACACAATCGTTCAGACAGATGGGACGGCTGATGATTATGTGGAATTTGATGTCGTTTCACAGATACCACCCGGCTACATTAAGATACTCAATGTGACGGGATTTCCTTCATCAAACCTTACCGGGTGTTCGGTCATCGTGTGGGATGAAAATGCGACTGAACCATTCTTAGGACGTCCTAAATTACCACAATATTACAACGAACCAATTGTCGATATATTTAATGAAAGGGAATTTGTGATAAATCCGAGCATTCATTACCCACCACTCGTGCACGCACATGGTCAAGTCCTCACAAATCTCGTATCGAGTAATGTGATCACATCGACGGGGCGGATGGGTATTAATGCAACGAAAAATGCATCGCTCGTGAGTAATCCATCATTCTTGGAGTATTCACAATTTCACATCACGACCGAGGATGGAATGCTTTCCGCGCGTATGGGTGTCGATCAAACCGTCGGCCCGTATGGATCCATTTACATTCAGGGGTCTAATAATTTTACAACGGACGATGTCAACCTCTTACTTCTTCCGAAGAATGGTAAAGTTGGTATCGGTACGTTGGTGCCTCAACAAGAACTCGATGTGGACGGGAACGTGTTCGTGAATGGACGTCTCACGTTCGGAAGTGTGCCGAGACAAACGATTGACTTATACGGGAACACGTATGGCATCGGGATGCAAGCAGATGTACAATATTATCGTTCGCCGTCAAGCTTCGCGTGGTTCAAAGGTGGTTCACACAGCGATTCTAAGTTCAATGCGGGTCAAAATGGCAGTATTTCGATGGTCATCGATGACAACGCATTCATCGGTATCAATACGGCGTCCCCACAGAGCCAATTGCATGTCAATGGTGATATCCGTATTCAGGATGAACACCCGACATTCAGATTCATAGATACAAATAACGGTCAAAACGCGTTCATCCAAGTGAACACAGAGTTCATGTACTTTGGCAACGCGTTCACTGACGGCACGGAATCGAATATCATGGCGATCAACTTAAACACGTCAAACGTTGGTATCGGTACGACAAATACAGATTCAAAACTCACCATCGTGTCAGGGACTCCCGCACAAGGAAGTTCAACGCGGGCCCTCAAGATTAAACGCGCGAATGCGAGTACACAAGCGGAATTAAATAACGTGGAGATGACACTCATGCCAAATTACAAGAATCGCGAAAACGCATTCGCAAAGATTCGTGCGTATTGTCACGAAGAAGTCATTGGGACACCAAACAAAGATAGAGGCGCCTTACAATTCCTCTTGGGATCGAATGAAACGGAAAACATTTACGGTCTCCCCGCCATGACGATTCTCAACAAAAATACAACGAATTTCGTGGGTATTGGTGTCACACAACCAACCGCGAACTTAGAAGTCGGCGGTGATGTGAAAATCGCAACTGATCTGACATTCCTCGATGGGACGCGTCAAAAGATAAACTTACTCAGTAGTGGTTACGGTATAGGTGTTCAAACGAATACACAATATTTTAGAACACAAGGAAACTTTGCGTGGTACAAGGGTGGTACACACTCCGACACTGAATTGACAACCACGGGTGGGACACCACTCATGGTCATGACGACAGCCGGTCAATTGGGTATAGGTACTACACAACCAACAACCGGATACGAACTCGATGTGGTCGGTGACGCGCGCATTCGAGGACACATTCACCTCGACGCGAGTGATGCGTTATTAAATGTGGCGGGTGTAAACCAAGACAATTTCTCAAACACATACATTTCATTCGGACACGGTGGTTCTGAAACTGATTGGGCGTACCTGAGACAAATAGGTACATCTGACGCGATAAAGTTCGCATTGGATTTCCACGATAACGCAAACGACGCTGGTTTCGTGATTCGTGATGTTCAATCAAATGGTCAAAATCCAGATCTCATTACCGACCGTTTCGAAGTTAAGCGAGGTGGTAACACATTCATAAATGGAAATGTTGGTATCGGCACACAACCCGATACGAATCGCCTCGCGGTAAATGGAAGCGTTGAAATCGGCTCTTTCAATATATTAAATTTCAAGAATTCTGCCGGTGAAAAGATTCGTTTGTACAATGCGGGTGCAGATACGGTGAATTTCAGCGTTTCGCAATTACCAAATGAATTACGATATAATATACCATCTGGCTACAATCACGTGTTTAGAATTAACAATTCCGAAAAGTTTAGAATTAACGAGACGGGTGACTTTAACGTGAGTGGTAACGTATACGTGGGTCAAAATGATAGCACCGTCGGTCCAAAGTCCATCTACTTTGGTGGTACGACGGGTGATAACGCGTATGCGAACACAGTCATCGAAAACAGAGTGTACGATCTGGGAAATACAGCGTCAGAACTGTTGATTTTCAAAGGAAACAACACGAATGACCGCATTCGCCTTCGAGCGGGTGAAATCGTGATAGATACGAAAGCTACCGGTGCATCAAGAACGGCGAGTTCTCCAGTCATGACGATTAAAAATAGTGGTTTCGTTGGCTTGGGTACGACAACACCATCCGATCAGTTACACATGACCGGTTCGTTACGTGTCGGTGACGCACGCATGACGTATTCGGCTATAAGCGGTCTCGTTTTGGATCGCGTGGGTGCCACGAATCAGTTCTTGACCGATGGATACGTATGCACCGGAGGTACAAATAAGTTGTTGACGACCGGTCTCACCGCCACGGGTGCGACAGTCAACGGAACCACCGTCATCACAGGAAGTGTCGGTATAGGGACGACCGCAACGTTCCCAGGGAAGGCCTTGTATGTCAACGGCGATGTTCGCATCGACGGTAATATTCGTCAAGGACCATTTGTTGTGTCGATTGGTGAAGGTGCTGGGGAAACGTCACAACAACCCTACGGTATCGCTGTCGGTTACCGAGCTGGTTACGTGTCTCAAAACAACACAACGATAGCCATGGGCTATCTCGCAGCCTATCAAGGACAACAAACAAACGCGGTCGCTGTCGGTTACCAAGCTGGTGAAACAAACCAAGGTCTCAATTCGGTAGCCATCGGTTACAAGGCTGGTCAAGCGAATCAACACAATGATACCATCGTTATCAACGCGACGACGTCGGCGGTGAACACAACGCGTCCGAATGCGACATTCATCCGACCGGTACGTGCGGCGACTGCATCGTCTAATATCGTGGCATACACACCCGAAGGGGAGCTCATCGACGTCACGACCATGCATTTCACAAGTGGTGGTAATTTGACCACTCCTGGTGCGATCACAGCAGCTGGCTTTTATGGTGATGCTGGTTTCCTCTCAAACATCGGTGGTAACTTTACGAATAGCATCGTATTTTCAAACGTCGACGTTGGTTTTAGTTCTGTGAACTCCAAGTTTGGTATTTCAAACGCCGCACCGATTCACACCCTTGATGTGGGTGCGAATGTTGTCATTCAAGATACAGGCTCTAACGTGCTCACCGTGCGTGGAAATGTACTCGCTCAAAAAATTACACTCGGAACTGTCTCCATAACCCCAGCATACACACTCCAACAGGTCGTCACGACCGGTAACACAGCATCTAAGACCATAGAACTCACGACGGCGACGAATTCGCTCGTCACGAGTGGACGGGTTGGTATCAAAACATCATCACCAACATTCGATCTCGAAGTCAATGGAACCGCGGCAAAAACCGGTGGTGGAAGTTGGTCGTCGACATCAGACAGACGCCTCAAGGAACACATTGTTGATGCCGATCTCGATCGATGTTACGATATTGTTAAAACGATACCACTCCGACGATTCAAGTGGAGAGATGGAATCGATAATTTTAGCGATAGTCAAAAGGATAAAAACGTTCTCGGATGGATCGCTCAGGAGGTCGAAGAAGTCATGCCCAAATCAATCGAAATAATGGATGAAAAGTATGGCATTTCAGATCTTAAATTCCTGAACCCGGATCAAATATATGCCTCGATGTATGGTGCTCTTCAAAAAGCTATACACAAGATAGAGCAGTTGGAGTCCGAGCTTAAAAAAATAAAATGCTAATATAGTATAAAATGTCTGGTGGAATTGCTCAGCTCGTGGCCGTAGGTGCACAGGATGCACACCTCGTCGGTCAACCTGAAGTGTCCTTCTTCCGCTCTAATTACCGTCGCCACACGAACTTTTCCCAAACAACGGAACGTCAAGTCATTCAGGGGAATGTGTCGAATAACGGCATGTCCAGTGTTCGTTTCGAACGCAAAGGTGATCTCCTCAACTACGTGTACTTCATGCCAATCAAGGGTGACGGTACGCAAGCGAACACTGTCGCTGATTGGTCTACTGCCATTTCCAAGGTTGAACTTTTGATTGGTGGTCAATTGATCGACGAACAAGATTCGGTGTTCACAACACACATCGCACCCGAACTCCTCGCGACGTCACTTTCCAAGTCCGTCGCCGGTGGCATCTACCGAGGTGGTGCGGCCGAACAATTCTACCCGCTTCGATTCTTCTTCTGTGAGAACTGGCAATCAGCGCTCCCGTTGATTTCGCTTCAATACCACGACGTTGAGTTGCGAATCACGTGGGGTCCATCGGCAGCCATCCACAAGTGGGAATGCTACGCGAACTACATTTACTTGGACACTGACGAACGTTCCATCTTCGCATCGAAGCCGCAAAATCTCCTCATCACACAAGTGCAGAGCGCTGTCGCTTCTCAGGCCAAGATCCAAGAGCTCAACTTCAACCACCCGATCAAGTTCCTCGTGAGTAACACGCAAGCTGGTGGTTTGATGACCGCCACGAACAAATTGAAGCTCCAAATCAACGGTACCGATGTCACAGACTTCAAGTTTGCGTCCCCGAACTTCTCGGCGGTGTCTTCCTACTACCATGTGCCGTTCTCGTCCGGTGACAAGAAGTCGTCTCTTTTCATTTATCCTTTCTGCCTCGAAACGTCTAAACTTCAGCCCACAGGTTCTCTCAACTTCTCCCGACTTGATTCGGCGAGAATCGTCAGCACGGATAGTAACTCCTTGGACAAGGTTTACGCCGTCAATTACAATGTGCTCCGCATTGAAAATGGTATGGGTGGTCTCATGTACTCGAATTAAATAATCGTTATTAGTATACCATGTTTTGGACTGTTATAGTCTTATTAGCCATCGTTTTTGTGCTCACTTACGATCCAAAATCCAGGACACTGGAAAGAATTGTGGATGTTAAGCAAGTACCGACGAGCGCCGTCACTGATAAGAATTGCGAAGATGCACACTACAACGCCGTCCAATTTGGTCAAGCTGCGTACGAGTGTACACCTTCCAACAAGGTTAAAATGGGGGCGATTATAAATGCTTAAAAGATTCGGACATTTAAATACTAAATGTTTTCGTATGATCGTGAAACGATGATGCTCGTCGCCATTGTGGTGTGCTTATTGGGTTCCATGTATGTATATCGTGAAGTCTCGAACACGCGTCGAGAGATTAATGATGTGAAGCTTCATGCCGCACAAATGGCACAGTATCTCGGATCTTTGTCAACACACGACGAGGAATACGAAGAAGAAGAAGACGATGAGTCGGAAGAGGAAGTTAAGATTGTGAAGAAAAAAATCGAGGAATTGCCCGAGAAATAAACATATCCACTCATTGTAACTTGCGAATGCGCAATGAAAAAATACAAGGCTATAGCGATACCGGTAACGTTCGCTGACGGAAAGCCAAGGTTTTTAACCGTCAGGGATCGTCGATTTAAAGATTGGATATTTGTCACAGGCGGGTGTCGTCGACGTGAAGTGTTCAATCCCCTTCGTTGTGCTCTCCGTGAGCTCGAAGAAGAAACACGAGGAGTCGTCTCTCTTAAAAAAGGAGAATACACCGACTTTAAATTTACAGTCAAAGAAAACGCAACAACTGACCTCATATATAACGTGTTTGTCTTCTTTGTTGATTATTCTAGAAATGATCAATATGTTTTCATCAAGAATTTCTATGAAGAAAAGCAAAAGACACAACTCAAGAAACAAAATAAACAACCCATCAAAAAGACATTTGACGAAAACGACTACATGAGCTTCGACACACTCGAAGAGTTCAATAACCGTAAACGTTGGAACTTAATCATCGATAATGTGATTAAGAATCCAGAATTTTACGCGTGTGTGTCAAGCATGAATAGAAAAACCTTTTCAATAAAGTAGTGATGAAATCGAAAGCGTACATTCTCAGGCAAATCAAAGATTTACTCATTGACAACCGAGCGTATACCTTCGAGCGCGCCGATGAACGTATTGAAGAGATTAAAGACATGAAGGTGTATGATTTGTTGGTGATAAAGAATGAGTTATCGTCGTCCATTGAATTACCTGATCTTTCCTTCATTTCAAATGTAAGACGGTATTAAAAAATAAAAGCATTATGAATGTAAGTATGTTTAAACGTTGGTGTTCCCAGCAGGGTTTTGCTCATGGAAACAACCTATCACATGTGCTCATGGACGGCGGGGTCCTATCCGTGCCATTTGATAGATTGAATGAGTTTTATGAAAAATATGTGGAGTGTGTGCGACAAGGCGAAAAGCTATTCGTCGTCGAACAAAAGACACCCACTTATAATTTTTTCGTTGATATCGATTATAAAAATACCGAAGCGCTCGGTGTAGAAGAGATACAAGACATATGTAAGGTCATTTGTGACAAAGTGAAGCGTCATGGTGGTAAAGAGTGTCTGGTTTCTGTGTCCCCACCTAAAAAGGTGGGGAGTCTCATGAAGACGGGTGTGCACTTGAATTGGCCGGGTTTTGTCGTCGATCAGGCATCTGCGATCGCTTTGCGAGAACATATACTCGTGGCGTTGTATGCGGCGAAGAAATCAATCGATTGGAACGAGATCATTGATTCATCGGTGTACGGAGACATACAACGTCGTTCGAAAGGGAGTGGACTTCGAATGCCATGGTCACATAAGAAGGGAAAGCATGATTCATGTGGAGGTAAGGGGTGTCCGGACTGTCATGGGACGGGTAAGATCACACAAGTCGCATATTTGCCTGTATTTATATATAAAACTGGTCCGTTGAGCACACTTCTCACGATCGATCAAATGCCAGATGTATCAGTCTTAGCGATGACCGCGGTTCGAACGCAATCACAAGAGGTTATTCACATTGAGAGTCCCACGCGTAGCATCAAGGAGGGATCGTTCACGGATGTGCAAACCAAGGATGAGCTCGACGACGAGGAAGTTAGGGTGCACGTTGAAGAGTTTGTTCGGGCGAATCTCGAAGGTCAGGGAGATGCGAGAATCACCAAGTTGTTTCGGTTTAAAAATCAATTTCTCGCCTCGACGACGTCTAAATATTGTGAAAATCTAAAGCGTTCACACGGTTCGAATCACGTCTGGTTCTATATAAGCGGTGATAAGATTACACAGAAATGTTTCTGTCGATGTGAAACTATCAGAGATAGACGGGATGGGTTCTGTAAAGATTTCTGTGGACGCCGTCACACACTCACGACGAACATCACAGATCGTTTGTATCCGGATAAGTCAACGCTTAAACAGTGTCCAGATATCAAACAAGATTCACATAAGAATGTACAAGAGATAGATTACAGTGAAGCGAAATCACACGTCGAAAAATACATTCAAGTGTGCATTCCAAAGCGAGAGAGTGTCGTCGTCATCAAAGTCTCAAAAGAACGACAGAAATTCATAGTCACGACGACATCGAACTATTGTGAAGTGATCAAAGGTGATCACGATAAATACACATCATTCAAAATTGAAAAGGGGAAGATATTTCAAGACTGTGAAGTGTGTCGTAAGAAAGGTCGTGTGTATGCATTGAATACAAAATCCATGAACGCATTATATCCGAATAAAAAATAGATTGTAATTACAGAATGGCATTCATATTACTAGGAATTAGTATAGTGCTCGCCTCGAAACTCGCATTCAAAGAAGATCGCGTGGAAGATCCATTTTTTGAATTTAAACGCGAAGCGCATAAATACTCGGGTGTGAATCCAGACGCATTCATGAGTTTCATAGCGAGACTGAACCTCGCTCAACGATATATGAATGTCGACGTTCGCGTCGCCCAAACCTACATGCTCGAGTCACTCGAAAGTCTCGAAAATTTGGCGTTGTATGCCGAATCGGGTGATTACGACATCCAGGAACCGATTCACGATCTCGCGAAGAGAATCGGATACGCCTTTGAAGATAAACTAATGAATATAGCGGTTAATAAAGGTGTCACTCTTTATCCAAAATACTTAAACAATAGAATCAATTAAAGTATAAATGTCCTCCACTACTCGTTCAGGTCGCCAAATAAAGAAACCGGTGTTGTTTAAGCCCACGGAAGACGATGTCGTAGATGATTACGCCGACCATGAACATGATTCAGATTTCGACAGTGATATAGACACAGAAGAAGAATACGATTCAGACGAAGAAGATTCGGATGACGATGACGATGATGACATGGACGAACATGGAAATTTGATTGACTTTGTCGTCGATGATTCTGATGCCGAGGAAATTTAGCTTAAAAAAAAGATGATTTGTATAACAATATGGAGACGGACATAGGAAATCCCATTGATTATAAGTCCGAGATTGAATCTTTAAATAACGATTATTACGACGAAGACCCGCGACAACACAGATCATACATACCTCCACCACCTCCAATCAATTACGGTATGCAGCAGCAGTGGCAACCGGTCGATGTAAACAAGACAAATGATTTGTTTTCATCTATCGATAAGACTGCTTATATTATCATATTCGTGGCCTTTATCTTAGGCTTCTTTATGGGAAAAACCATGCAACCAGTCATCCTCAGACCAGCCTGATGATGAAAATGGTTCAAAATTACCAATATCACCGGTCGCTGGTTCCGTAAAATAGGCACGACTCACAATAAGTGGGTCTTTCAATAATTCTAACGCGACTTCATGAGCAGTATCACTTTTGTTTTTTCTCTTCTTGTATAAGGAAAAAAACAAAATAAATAGCGCAGCGACGATGGTTAACGTGATTACGTTAAGAAACACACTGAGCATATTATCATATGCTCATATTTTTTTACGCGGACGATACTTCCTCACCTGATTCTTCTTCCTTTTCTTCGATGACCGCATCCGTGGACGATTCGGCGTCAGCCTCAGCAGCCTCGCGATACTTTCGACGCTCTTCAATCTCGGCCGCCACGATTGTATCGGCCTCCTTGACCAATTCTTCCATCGGTGCGTCGGGCTTTTCCTTTTGGAGTCGTTCGAGCACGTCCGCGGGGTGACTGATCGGGGGTTCGTCGGGTCTAGTGTAAAACTTGGAGTTTTCGTCACCAGGCTTGATGTACAAACCATCAGTGCGAACGGTCATCATGTCCTTCTTACGCTCTTCAAACATTCGAGCCGCTTGGATTTGATTTTCCTTGTATCCTTGCATGATTTCTTCCAGTTTATCATTTTGGTAATGAACGTCTTCGATCGCATCGCGGTCCGGTGGGATCAGAAGCCACTTATACATATCAACGACGTAAATATCGAACGTCGGATCTTCACGCTGAAGTCGCTTCGCGTGGTTCGATGCTTCCTCTCGAGTAGCGAATCCACCTCTGATCTTCACACCAAACTTGTCGTTCTTTTGTGGGCATTCCGGACCAATCACAGACAAACATGCGAAGAGCTGTCCGGGAACCGTCGTGTAATCTTGTTCAAGCGAAGCCATTATACATAGACTATGGTATTAAACTTTAAGCCGTTTGTGCGTCTAAGTCAATTAAAAGACTCGAGTGAGTATAGATACATGGAAGACCTTCGCAGAACGCATAATGATGCGAAGCGTGCATTGATTCAATCAGTCACGAAAGAAGGTCACCAAATCCTTGACGTTGGGTGTGGATTTGGTGGAGATCTCCAAAAATGGAGAGCGTGTGGTGCGAATATAAATATGTGCGATCCGGAATCATCGGCCCTCGAGGAGGCAAAGACGCGTGCGAAAAACATGAAGATACGCGTCAACTTTTACCTCGGTGACATATTTCAATGTCCACACAGGTACTTTGATATCATATGTTACAACTTTTCACTGCACTATATATTTCAGACGCGTGATTTGTTCTTTGATTCACTGCGCGAAATACGAAAGCGAATGAGACCCGGTGGTCGACTCATAGGCATCATACCTGACTCAGAACAAATTATCATGAAGACACCACTCACAGATTCTCTCGGAAACTTTTTCAAAACAAAGTATCCACCAAACGGAGGATTTGGTGAAAAGTTATTCGTGCATCTCGTAGACACACCATTCTACGCAGACGGACCACGTTCCGAACCGATCGCGTTTAAAGATTTGTTAGTCACACATCTCGAGGATTTTGGGTTCACATTAGAGTCATGGGAAGCGCTGGAAGGAAATCTGATATCACAACTCTATAGTAAATTTATCTTTGTATATAAGAAATGATAGCGTGGATTGTGCTCATCCTCATAAATCTCGCGATATTCATACATGCACGTGAGCCGGAAAAGCTCCGTGAAGTTCGGGAAAAATACAGGCGGTTGCGTGAACATCTCGACGAGATTGACCATCCAAAATTCAAGGTGCTCACGCGATGCATTCCGATCACAGCAATGCACAGAACCTCAGGACCCATTGGCTATAACACAAACAAAGGCGTAGACATCGGTATATGTCTCGATGGCAAAAACTCGAATGAGATCTTTCATGTACTCATTCACGAACTCGCACACACGACGGTGAATGAGTATTCACATTCGGAAAAGTTTTGGGACAACTTTGTAGAGCTCCGTCAAATATGTATCAATCTCGGAATTTATGAAAAGATTTCATCAAAGACGCGATTTTGTGGTCAGTACATCCAGGATAAATAATATTTTGTATATTTATATGAAGACTCCAGTTTCATTAGTCATAAAGGCCATCGCCTTGTGGATCATTGTCATGCTCGTGACACAACTCCCATTGTTCATCGAGAACTATAACATTCGTCTCGTCTTGATGACGGTTGTCGTTCCAAACGTTCTTCGATTGATCGTGGGAAATATTCCTCAGCTCGCGGTGGATCAACAGTTTATGGCGATCGCCTCGGTCTTTTCGTTCATTATCGCATTCGCGATAGGACGAATTAAGAAGACGACGCAAGATTCTGTGACGGGTTACGGTAAAGACACAAAGAAAACACTAAAAGGTAGTGCATTATTTATGTCCACATTTGCGTTGGGTGCGTTGATTACCTACTATTCGGGTATTCATAAAACGTTATACACTCAAATGGGATGGGAAACCGCGAATAATACGATGCCCATTGCTTCGGCTGCGAACGTCTCGACATATTAATGCTTGACGACGTATGTCTTCGCGATGTAAAAAATGACAGCAGCGACGAGACCCGTCGAAGCTAATCCAATCGCACTCCGAGAGCCATTCTCACCTAGAAACTTGGGAACAGTACTCGCAAGCTTCTCCTGGACCGGTCGACTCACCGCGGCGGCAGCGCACATCCCAGCGATCAAAGCGAACAATTGATCGTCTGTCAAATTCATAATATTCTTGCTCTTCGGCTCAACCTTTTCGGTCGCTTGCGGTGCTTGCATTTGTGGAGCAGTGCCAAGCATGCTCTGCATGCGTGGTTCGCTGCTCATCATAGGTGGAGCCATGATGTCCTGCATCTGGTCCGGCATGGCGATGGCGCCACTCATGAGATCAGAAATTGGCGTGGAGTCCATGGTCGTTGTGTCTTTATTCTGTCTCATATTTTTTTCAAGATTGTTTTGTTGCACGAATGCTGTCGATGGATTATCAAGAGACACCATCCCGTCGTCTTTATCATTCAAGTTCATCGTTCGTATGTCAGACATTTATATAGCCTGAGTTTTTTGAATCATACAAGTGACGCATTTATCACTTTTGTTTGATTACCCTGAGTGCTGTTTTTTTTGTCGCTTTCTTGGCGTCGTCTTCCTTTTGTTCGAGGTACTTTGGATTGTACAATTTCTTATGGGCCTGCCATAAACTTGGACCACCGACCCTGAAGTTTTTACGAACGGCCGCCTTATACCAATATACACAATCCTGTATTTTATTAGATTTAACAGTATTATCTAATACAAGACATTCGTAGTTTTCTGTGCATGCATCCATAACCTTGCAAAACATATCAAAGCTTGGAAAAATACCAAAGAACGATTTATAAAGCTTTTCACGGTTCTGTATGATATTCTCTCGCAAAACAAATACATAATCGACGTTTGCACGTAATGCGGGTGGAAGATCCATGACGTACTGCATCGTCAGCATGAAGAAGATCTTCCAGTGACGCCCGTTCATGAAACATTGACGAATGCATGTATCTTTGAGAAATTTTGAGTCGTACATGCAGTCATCCAACAACATGAACGCACCACACTCCGTCTTTCCAGACCCAATGAGTTTTCGTTGTCTCGCCATGACACGTTCGATCGCATCGCGGTCATAGTCACCGTATACGAATAGATCGGGTATAAACTCTGAATAGAAGTGGTTTCCTTCTTCTGTACCAGACAAAACAATGCCAGCCGGTAAATGTTTTTTGTGATACATGATATCTTTCACCAGTGTCGATTTCCCTGTGTTACGCTTACCGATGAATACACACACCCGATCATCCCCCATTGTCTCGGGTTTGAATTTCTTCAATTGAAGATTCATTCTACTGTAGTGAGCCCTTTTATTTCGCAAAATTTTACTCACATACAGTAGATATGTCTGGACGTGTGAGACTTGCTATCACTGGTGTACAGGATCAGTGGCTCACTGGGGAACCCCAGTTTTCATATTTTTTAACAGTCTTCAGACGACACACAAAATTCGCACTCGAACAAATTGAAAGTCCATTCGACGGTACAATTAACTTTAATGAGATAATCGAGTGTCGCATTCCGAAAAATAAAGGTGATCTCGTCAAGAATTTGTCTTTGAAAATAACACTCAGCGATCCAACTCCAGATGAGAGTAACGCGATCAATAACGTGGTTTACGTGCCATCTGTGTGCACGGAACTCATCGAATATGCCGAGCTCTTGATAGGTGGTCAGACTATTGAACGCATCACAGGTGAATACATCTTCATGCATCAACAATTACATAACAACGATGACGACGTGGCACAGACGCTTTATTTCTTGAATAGTCACGGAAACTATCTCGGATATCGCGGTGACTATACCTTTTTCATCGATCTCCCATTTTTCTTTTATCGATTTCCAAACCTCTCCATTCCGATATGTGCTCTGACGAAACAACTTGTCGAAGTTCGTGTGAAACTCGCGCCCCTGAATAAAATCGTTCGGGACACGAAGAATAACATCGTTCCATCCAACGCTGTGGCTGCGATCCGAAACATATCCTTGGATACTGAATTTGCTTTCATAGGTGATGATGAAAGAAACTATCTGATGTCGAGACCTGTTGAATACGTCATCACACAGTTACAGATGTCTCAATTCACAATGCCTTACGGTATGAGCACAAAGTCGGTCATATTAAAGTTCCAACATCCAGTCAAAGAGATGTATTTTGTGGCTCAAAATGACTATTACACAAGCAACAATCTCCCTTTGAATTTTGAAAAGATTGACAATGTCGAACTCAAGTTTAATAATAATCAAGTGTTCAACGCCGATCACAAATTTATCACATATCAACAACCATTGACACATCACACGAACTCACCGACCGTCTTGGGTGTCACGAGTGTCAATCCAATTTTCGGTGTGTATTCATTTTCAGAAAACCCACAAGTAGAATATCCAACTGGTCAAGTGAACATGAGTCGCATCATTCACAAACTCTTCACGATAAAACTCGATTCAACGACGCATGGAACAAACACCGTGCGTGTCTACGCTAAAAACTACAATGTTCTTCGCATACAAAGTGGGTTAGCTGGTTTAAAATTTTAACCCTTTATAGTAGTAATGGCTGGTAGACTTCAGCTCGAGACGACTGGACCACAGGACAGGTTCTTTACGGTTCAGCCACAGTTTTCGTATTTCACGAAACGATTTTCCAGACATACAAACTTTTCGAAGACATTCACGAGACTTGATTTCGATGGTGTTCCGGAATTTGGAACGACGTTACGTGCTAAGATTCCAGCCGACATGGGTGATCTCATAAAGACGATAAGTTTTGAAATTGAGCTTGACCTCATACCAAACGCACCGAGCACTGGGATTGGGTACATCGAGTCTATCGCTCATGCGATGATAGAGTACGTTGATCTCATCATCGGCGGAAAAATCATACAACGCATTCCATCCGACTATTTACAGATATATTCGGAACATAATTACACACAGACAAATCAAACCGCATTGTCCAATCTCATTGGAAAGTATCCAAATCGTCAATCATCGGTGCGCGTGGCACATCCCTCAATTCTTGGATATCTCGGTCCGGCGACATCACGAACAAAGTATTTTGTCGATGTACCATTTTACTTTTATAAGCACCCAGAACTCGCGATACCATTGTGTGCACTCGATCGTCACGAGGTTGAGATTGAAGTAAAACTTCGAAATATCGAAGATCTTCTTGTCGATAACACCACGGTGACGGTGAATAACGTGACATCCTACACAGCGCGGAGTGGTGGCGGTATCGGGTATTTAGTGGATAATTACTTTCAAATCGGTAAAGATATCGATGGTGAAGCTGCTGGGGACGAGTCTGGGTTTTCTGTGGCCATGTCTCGCGATGGAACGGTGGTCGCCATCGGCGCACCGAATAACGACGCCGTTCCGAATGATGCTGGTCACGTCCGAGTGTACAAGCTCGCGAATCAGTCCTGGATTCAGATGGGTGCAGACATCGATGGTAGCGCCGCATTTGATTTCTTTGGTCAATCCATTTCTCTCTCGGCGGATGGCACCGTTCTCGCGGTGGGTGCACCTGATCATAACGAAGATGTTGAAGGTGGTGGTGGCTTATCGAATCTCGGACAAGTGAAGATTTATCGTTGGAATGGAACGACGTGGGGAACGGGTCAAATCATAAACCCAGCCGCACAAGTGAGTGCAAACCTAAACTTTGGGAGCTCGGTTCAATTATCCGACGACGGTAACACAATCGTGATCGGTGGTCGGGGGTGGTTTTCGTCGCAGGGTGTGTTTCACATCTACAAATACGAATCCTATGTGTGGAATTTTAAGCGACAAGAGCTCGGACAGACACCCGGGGATGCCCTCGGTTACAGTGTCGCCATATCTGGCGACGGTCTACGCGTCGCGGGTGGTGCGAATAACCCGGACGGCACGAGCTACGTTCGAGTGTTGTATTATAACGCGGGTACCGATGAGTGGTTAGCGCTCGGAGATTACATCAACAGTGAATATCCCAATGATGAATTTGGCTACTCAACGAGTTTCTCTGCGGATGGAAAGCGACTCGCCGTTGGTGCTCCGAAAAATAATGGAAATGCTGGTCACGCGCGTGTGTTCGAGTACATACAAAATACATGGGTTCAAATTGGTGGAGATATCGACGGTGAGGCGATCGGTGATCAAAGTGGTGTATCCGTAGCGCTTTCTGATAGTGGAGATATCCTTGTCGTTGGTGCAAACCTTAACGATGGAACCGGAACAAATGCCGGTCACGTCCGTGTATACCAATACGGCCTCGGTCAATGGACACAACTCGGCTTCGATTTAGATGCCGAAGCACTGGGAGATGAACTTGGTTGGTCGGTCGCGATATCCGGTGACGGATCGCGCGTCGCGGGTGGTGCGAAATCGAATGATGGAACTGGGTTGAGTGCTGGTCACGTTCGTGTATATGATCAATTGAAACGATCGTACTTTGAAAATCGAATTCTGAAGTTTAATCTCAATCTCGAAGTTGTATTTCTCGAAAGCGCCGAGCGTCTTAAAATTCAACACACGCGTCGTGACTTTGTCATTACCCAAATTCAAAACAATACATTCAGAATACCTAAAAACGTGACAGAAAACACAGTGAAACTCACCTTTGTTAATCCCGTCAAGGAACTCTTCTTTGTCATACAACGTGAAAACAAACGACAGTTTGGCGACTTTGTCACACCATTCGATTACGATAACATATTCATTGCTGTCGACGATCGTTTGTACTTTTATGAAAATCTAGTATCTCTCGAATTAACACTCGACGATGAACGAATCATATCCAAAGAAACTGGAAAGTTTATGTTTTTGAAAGCCATCCAACCGGGCATTCATCACTCTAAGACGCCGCTCATTCGCCGATTCTATTCCTATAACTTTGGATTTGAACCCGAAAAACATTATCCGACGGGTCAGCGAAACTTTTCAATCGTGAAGAATCAGACACTCAAATTGAATCTCACACCAAGCATCACACACGACAGGGAATTACGTGTCTACGCCCTAAGTTATAACATTCTTAGGATTGTGGATGGAACTGCGCAAACTATTTTTAGTGACAACTTATAAATGATGAAGACTGGTTTTGATTTAAGCGATTCTGGAAATGATAACCATTTGAAAGCTCTCATAGATATCGTGATACCAGTCGTTGAGAAAGCCATTGTGCTTTCGTGTGAATACGCGAAAGCGTGTGGTCGAGACACCGTGATCAGTAAAGATTTTGAATACTCGGCGAAGTACTGTGCCATGCGCACCGTCGGACACCACATTGGAAGTCACTTCCCGGAGATATATGAAGAAGATGGAGACGATGACAACGAGGATGATCTCGTGGTCATTGATGATGATAGTATCGAGTTCGTACGATATTCAGGAGACGATCCATCCTTTTTGGCTATAAACGATGCGTACGATGCTTGGGATGCATGGATTCCTCAGAGCCCGGTAGAAGAGCTCTTAAAAAATGCTATTAATAGTAATGAGCACTGTGGAGGGATGGACGACGAATGAATTTAAACTCATCGTAAATGATGATAGTGGCTCTGACTCAGACTCCGACAGTGAAAGCGATAGCGATTCATCCAGGACGAGAGGTTATAAAAAGTCAAAGTTTAAAAAATTCGCAGTCGAAGAAGAGCTACTTCCAGAATAATTTCTACAAGTATACTATAATATACAATGAAGCAAGCGATTGACGCTGTCACCTTGGTCACTCAGGAACTTGAAACGCAATCCCTCAACGCGGTCGTCGCGGGCTTCAGCTTCGCCGCCGCTCTTGCGTGGATGGACCTTGTTCGATTCTTGATTAACCAAATCGTTCAAGTCCAACGCAACGGTGGTATGCACTACGCATTGACCGCTCTTTTCACGACGCTCTTGTCTGTCACGGTTTACCTCGTGATGTCCCAAATGTCGTCTCGTGTTACCAAGCCACTCCAACCGGTCTACGCGGTTACTCGGGCGTAAGTGGAATTCTAGGTTTACGTTTCGTGAGCATTAATGCTATCAAACCAACAAAAATAATCAATGCAATAGAAGCATACTCTTTCCATCTATAAGGATTCTCTAGTTCTGGAATACTTATTGGTGGCGGTAAATCCGTTTTTCGATCAACCTTTGGTAAACTTTCGAGTTTGTCCTTATTGCCGTGTAATGTCAATTTAATCGCATGATCCCTGTTTTTGAAATCAATTGGAATGAGTTTATTGTTCTCTTTGTGATACCATTCGAATGTTAGGCTGTTGATCTCTTTTTGTGCACCCGTATTGTATTCATACCTAAACATATCATCTTGACTCTTGAATAACATATATGGTTTAGCATTTATATCCGTTTCATTATTCATGAAAACACCCGTATAAAACGGAGAAACTGTATAAATGTCTTGATGAAATCCACTCGAACCACTCGATATCTTAAGAACGAATGTTTTCGGTGGGTGGACGAGATCGGATTCACCACTCACGAGAACACTATTCGTCGATGTCGCATCAATCGCCGGAAACCCAAAAAGCTGATTGGGTGTTGTGTACGATATATTATTAGATGTCCAACCATTCGTACCACTATAAAAGTTAAGTGAAAAGTTGTGAGATGCATTCGTATTTGAAAAGATAAACCGTCCTTGTGTGTGTTGTACAGAATCGATCGTATCACATCCAGCATTCGAGATGAGCGTCGTCACGTATGTCGAAAACTGACTCGTATTCGAGATGTTACTATCGAGTGGGTTTATATGAATATCGTACGAACCACTACTATCTTGGACTGTGAACGTATTATTATACGCATTAATGACACGAGGTGTCGGAACTCTCACTGATACGACTTCAATATTAGACACGTTATATACCGGTGTCTTTAGATACACAGTGTACGCACTCGGATTCGGGTAAACCGCGGTGTCGCGTTCACCTGAATCTATATCGAGGGTGTAGACCTTCATTAAAATATATGCACAATATTTTAATGAGTGTTTTACTCTGATGATTTAAATAATTCTAGTATAATCGCTGAGCCAATGGGTTATTTGTGAGTTGATTCTTGGCCACGTCGAGTTCGCTGCATCGAGCGTTCGGGTTTTCGTTACCCTTGTACGGGTTGAAGTTGTAGTATTTGTCATTCGTGTATTGTTGCGTCCAAGCACCGTTCGCGGCGTTGATGCGACCATCGATTCTCGTCGTGTCGGCGCGAACACTCGAAAGAAGACCACTTTGTTTAATAGCCGTCTCTCTGACGTTCATACGACCAGCATTCGCAGGTCTGTTCGCTTTACCGCGACGATCGTCGGGTCTGAAGCCATACTTTTGAAGTTGTTCGGTCGTGTATCCCTTATCGCCACGTTCCGTCGCGATCATAGTACCCGGAGCACCCGTGTACCCACCGTGGAAACTGTGAATACCCGGAACCGGTTGATTGTTGTAGCCGTATTGGAATTCATTGGAATCCGACTTATTACGTGTAGGATCTTGTGCCATGGTACCCATGGATATGAAACGCTTTGCCGGTGCATTTTCGAGACCGTCCGTACGTAAACCAGTTTCAGAACGGTTGGTTGTTCGCTTGGTGCGTTCATGTTCTTGACGAACAGTCACACCCGTCATGCCTTGAGCACGTCCCGGCATTTCCGGACGGCGTGCTGGAAGGAACGCCGTCTTTTCTGGCATATTATGTGTCATTTCACCAATGAGACCGTGACGACCACCGCTCGTGTCATGTGCCGGACCCGAACGACCCGGTAAGGTAGTAAGACGGTACGAACCGACATTGACTGGGTTGACACGGAGAAGTTGTTGGTAACCACCATACGCCGGAACGTTTGGACCGACGCCAACACCCGGGCCGACCATTTGCTTTTCAATTGGAGACAAGTTATTCATGCGCCCCTGATCATACATGCGATTTCGCATACTCAATATCTCTTGGCCACCACTTCGTTGTTGCGGAGCGATGACGGCAAAAGACGGGGTTTCGTTCTTAGGAGTCACGGACACGGGAAGGTCGAAACGAGTTTCACGAAATTCCGGAACTTCATCAGATAATAATGGTTCTTGTGGCTCGGTCACGAGACGAGGACCCAGTTCTGGAGGTTGTGTTTCCCGACTGAGAGACCTACCCATGTACACCAAACCAGCTACCGCCAATACTGAAATAGGATCAGCCATTCTTACTTCTTGCTAATATTTTTATTGTGATATCTTTGATTAAACAGTCCGTTCTGAAGCTCGGCACGTGTGCTGGCTGGTTCATACGTCATGGTTTGCAGAGGTAACTTGCACTTGATATTTTGAAGCGGAAAGAAGTTTCGCTCGTGTGTCTTGACCAATAATTTATTGAACTGAGACGTCGATTGCGGTCTGAGCTGATCGCTCGTATCGATGTACTGGGCTGGAGACCCCTTACCAGCCATGTATGGAGCCGTACCATACAACATGGTTTGCGGCCTCGAACCAAAGTTCAACGTACTCGGTTGAGGGTATACAAAAACGTCATCCGTCGCACGATTTGTCGGGATTGCAGGATTTTCAACGAGCGACAAGCCAGGTTGGAGCTGATATGCCATTTACTATTAGATAAGAATATTTATCGTCTGTCTCCGCTGAAATCTAATCCCGAGAAAGCGTCGAGCTGAGCACCTCTCGCATTGGGGTCACATACCCCTGTATCACTTCTACACATTGAACGGTTTTTGTCACCGTAACACCACTGAGCAAACGCCATCTGGTCACCTGGAATCGACGTCACCGGTCCACTGACAAATTGTCGAGCAGATGCATTCTTTTGATACATCGGTAACGGTGACCGAGATCGTCCCGCGTCGTACGGAATGCGATCATCGACAAAGCTACGAACGATGGGTCGAACTGAATCGTAATCACACGCCGGTGGTCTGTTTGGGTTATCGCTAATGTCCGTCAAGAGCACATTAGCCATCGGGTTGTCGATCGACGGCATTTGACAACTCGGACCACCAAACGTCGCACGACCATATGTCTCTTTAATCATCTTCGCCTTGTACATGACAAGAAGAACGCCGAGAATCGTCGCCGCCAGTACAAAGATTCGAACGTCTCGGCGAATCAGATAAAGAATGCATGCGACATAGATGACGAATCTGGAAGCGGCGTTTACGCGTTCCTCTGGTGATTGTTTATTGTTCGGCCAGAACTGAAAAATCTGATCTGTCTTGATGAGCTGTTTAGGATCGTCAAACCACGCTTTCATTTATATAGAATGAGGTTATTTTTTCAAAAGGTTACCAAACATACTGTTCATGGTCTTCATGAGTGCGGCTTCGTCGAGTCCGGTGCCATCCGTACCCATCTTGTCAGCACAGTCCTTCGCAATATTCTCAATCATAGCCAATGTGTCGGCCGGAATAGCCGTGATCGTCGTACCGAGCATGTACATCGTCTGGAGATATTGCCAGATGGCATCCTTCGTGTTCGTGGAAAGCGTTGCGTTCCAGTGGTCCTTGAAGTTCAATTCAGACAAATACTCAATGTTGGGTAAATCTTGCATGATGAACGAGTCATCCTTTTGAGAAATCTTATCGACATACGGGGTAATGCCAGACATGAATGTATCGACCGCCATTCGCGGATTCGTATCCTTCAAGAGCTCGAATTGAGTCATAAACTTTTTAATGCCTTTCTCCTGTGGGAAAGTCTTGTGCAATTCCACAAGAAATTGAGTCATCATATCATTGAACGCGGAAACAGACGCCATTTTATTAGTATACCCTCAAAATCTTTAAGTCTAAAAAGGTTCCGTGGAAATCGACTCACGCTGACCTATGCCGTTTGAAACGATAAAATAAACAAGGATCGCGTTGAGTGTGGCTGGTTTAGTGTACGCACTGAGTTGAAGCTTACCTTGATTGTTGAGTTGCGCCTTTGCGTGAATATATATAGCGGTGATGATTGCACCAATGATCGCCGCCCACACTGGGTCTCTGAGATATTCGGAGAGTTCCATTTAATTATAACCAACTTTTTTTGTTCTGTGTTCTGGAGCATCACTGAAAAAGAGACCATTGTCTTCTTCTTCTTCGACGGGTCCTGGAGGTTCCGCAACCTTCACGGTATTAATCGTCTTAAATTCGTTATCGAGGGGTGATCCCATGGGTTTCGCCAAATCCTCGACCGGTGGAATGTCATCTATGGGTTGTGGTTCAGCGTATGCTTCGGGTTCGGGTTCAGGTTCAGTAGTCGGTTCTTCGGGTTCTGTGAATGGTTCTTCATGATCAAACACTTCTGGATCTTCTGGTTCTTCAGTGTCACCAATGTTAATATCCTTGCTCTCTTGAGACATGTACGTCTGGAGGATTTGTTGCACGGGAATGAGTTCCTTGACAGACTCTTCAATGCATAGACAGAAACGCGTAGTCAATTGTGCGTCACGCGTGTATTCAGATTGTTCTTCATGGAATACGTACGGATCCTTGTAAATGTTCTTCGCAGCGTTATTGTACACAGTTTGAATAAAGACTTCATTCGTCGGAAGCTTGAGACTGATCTTCTTATTATCAGCATTGAGTCGAACCGACGAGAGAATCTTTGTACACGCGACGAATACGGCGGCCAAGAGATCACTGAACCACGCGCACCTTTGTGCGATGTTGTCAGAATGTTGCTTTGACATGGCATTCGACCAATTCGGTACTTCCTTGAGAAGCTTCTGAAACATGATTAAGACTTGACGACCCTTAGAAAGCTTCGTGGCTTCGTCGTACATGTCCTGAAACACCTGAATCATAACTGGGGTCATGAGATGACACAATTGTCCGATGTACTCTTTCTTCGCTTCGACGAGTACGTTTAAATTGTCCATTTATGATTAGGTGGTTTTTTTAATACTATGATTACCACGCACTATTTCCTGTACTGATTGGCAACCTTTCTGAGGTTAACAAAACTTGGAAACTCAATCTCAGTATCCACTGTATCCTTTGTTTTCTCCTCCTTGGTGACTTTGACATCCCACGTGACGTATATGTCAATTTCGGAAACTAACCGTGCGATGAAGCCACCATTCTCGAGCTGTCGCTTGAGATATTTGGCGGCGAGTTCGCGATCAAAAGAAGGATACCCGATGACGACACTTGGAACTCTGAGAAAAACCTGTTTCTGTCCAAACTCAGCGGTTTGTTTGATTTTTCTCGAAAACTGTTCAAATATTTTGGTGTATATTTCCTTCTTTATCTGACGTCGGTTATTTTCGATCTTTTGGACATCATTGATGTTGATCATTACAATTAACGGAATTTATTTTTAGCCATTTGTAACTCACTCGTGGTTGGGACGGCTTTTTCCTTAACGAGTTTGTAATCGACGAAATCTTGTCCAGCTTCACCATCGGTGAATGGAACGATATCATTTGGAATGTCCACGTCGATCGGTTGTGTTCGCAAAGATTTGACCTTCACGACACCACCCTTAATCTCAGCGTCGACCGTGACGGCGAAACCGAACGCGAACCCGTGGTTCTTCACAGCCATGAACATCGTGCGATAAAATTCACTATCATCGAGTAAGCTCACGTACTTTTTGATGGACGTCGTCTCGATGATGTAATTACACACACCGGTCTTTTCCTTGATTGCTTTATTTGTCGCAAGAACGAGGCGCTCCATCGTATCGTTGTCAATTTTCGTCTCAACCATGCGGTACTTCGAAAGATTCTCGACTGGACCGTCGAGCACGACACCGTCAATCGGATTGCTCCATCCTGAGAAACCAAAAATTTCAGTGTACGATTCGCGTCTGACTGTCATGAGAAGGACAGTCAATAATAGGGCGATGGCCAAGACATTCATCATGCGTTAATTTAAATTGAGAAAATAAACCAGTAGATATAAATGTCACTACTTGTTTACAGTCCGAGATGTGCACACAGTATTGACATCATCGATTACATTCAGAGGAATAGTAATTTTAAACAGATGGTAAAATTACATAATATTAACACTCAGGGGATACCCAAACAATATGCGAGTGCGATCACACGTGTACCCACCCTGCTGACACAAAATGGAAAAATTCTTGTCGGTAACGAAATTAAGGCGTGGTTAGAATCACTGCTTCCGTCGGATGATTTTTCTGGGTGTGGTTTTGGATCCGCGTGCTCTGTGACATCTATTAACGGTGACGATGACGACGGTGATATTTTCAACATAGATAACTATGGATGTTCACTTCAACCAGCTATGACGAAGGAGCTTGAACAAAGGATCACCGTGAGCGTATCTGACGCGTATAGCAACATAAAGAAGTGAGTAAATAGATCTACAGATATGAGATTGGTAACGATCCAGGCATCGGCGTTTAAGTCAACCTTTGAGGTCCTGAAAGATGTGTTGAATGATTTGAACATCTATTTCAAACCAAGTGGAATGTATATCGTCACCCTCGACACGGCGAGAACCTCACTCGTCGATATGTTTCTTCCAGCTGAAAACTTTGAAGAGTATGTGTGTGAACACGAAGTCATCGCGGGAATCAATATATCAAACACATTCAAACTGTTAAAGTCTATCACCAATAACGATGTTTTGAAGATTAGCATCGAGTCAAAAGAATTTATGAATATTGAAATCGTGAGTGAGGCTAAGAAGACGAGCACGAGCTTTGAACTGAAGCTTCTTGACATCAATGAAAATCAAATCGAAGTACCGCACATTGAAATGACGACCATCACAACCTTACCATCAATGGATTTACAACGTCTGTGTCGAGACATGGCAAACATCGGAAGTGATATTGAGATTACCCGTGCCGGTACAAAACTCAAACTTCGATGTGACGGTGACTTTGCGAATCAAGAAACTGAGATTGAATGCAATGAAGAGAGTCCGTCTATTTCTGGGCTCTATTCATTGAAGTATCTGAATATTTTCACGAAGGCTACGAGCATGTGTGCGTCCGTGCAACTTCTTCAAGAAGAAGCGAATCGCTTTTTGATTTTGAAATACAATGTCGCCGATCTCGGTGAGCTTCGATTCTACCTCGCAACTAAGGTAAACGAAGATCAGTTGTAAAACCATGTAGCGTACTCACTGTCTTTGTCATACCAAACGCATTTGTTAAACGAATCGTCGGATATTCCTTTTCAAGCGTCTCTTCGTCGTAATATAACATATCACATATTCTCACCTTTTCACCATGGAAATCATTCTTAGGTCCAGCGTATCGCTTCACCTTTTTGGTGATGTCTCGAACTGGTTTATCATCATGATCAACCAACCAGGCTTCACCCAAAGGGATACTAAATGTAAACCCACCCGTCGCGAGATCTTCAGGTAGACAAAACTTCATGTTTTCCGATATGAGTTTGTATAATACACCGTTATACCAATATTTTATTCTAAGTATGGTCTTTGTGATATTCTCTGGAATTGACGTGTCCATATAATATTTGTACGTGAGATCCGAATACACTTCGGTGGTTGACTTGTCCCAATATTTTGATTCGTGTTTCCAAAAACTATCGCGAACTTCATATTCTTTGTTTGTATCTACCGTATATTCGAGACTTATATGCTCGATATGATAATCGAATGGAGTGACGACATACTTGTAAACACCATACACCCAAACTATAACACGGTTTAAAAGATTAGTGAACATTGTTTTATATGGAGGGTAACTTTTTAAGTAGATACAATAATAAGATTGACAAATGGAAAGAGTTAATCGACAGTGACCCAACCAATAGAGGTGTATATGAGAAGGAGATGTCAGACTATATTATCAAATGCATGCCTTATATGAATCGACACGTCGAGGACGCGTCGACCGTGACGACAATAGATAATGTCTTTAATTGCAAAGAGACACAAGGTCTTCAACGAAAGGATATATTCATGGACTATCTGAGTAAAGTTGAAAATCAGAACGTCAATACACCGATAGAAAGAAAGACAGACGACTGTCCTCAATGTAAACGGAGTAACGTTGTATTTTTCGAAGACACGAGTGATCTCATATGCGAAGAATGTGGACTCGTCCTTGCACATTTGATCAGTGAAGAACTGACATATAAGGAAGAACAAGAGAGCACAGAAAAGATGGTCAACTATTCATACAAACGTGAGAATCATTTTAATGAACAGATGTCACAATTCCAAGCACAAGAAATGACGACTATACCCGTAGAAGTCATCGATCAACTCCGCGCGGAACTCAAAAAGTTGAAGATTAAATCACTCGAAGAGATCACACACACACGAATTCGCGGACTCTTGAAAAAGCTTCGACTCAACAAGTATTACGAACACGTTCCATACATTACAAATATACTCAACGGTATAAAACCTCCAAGTATGCCACAAGAACTCGAAGAGCGTCTGCGAATCATGTTCAAAGACATACAACAACCATTTGATAAACATTGCCCTCCCGATAGAAAGAACTTTTTGAGTTACTCGTACGTATTGTATAAATTCTGTGAACTATTAGGTGAAGATGAATATCTTCAATACTTTCCACTCTTAAAGTCTAAGGAAAAATTGTATCAACAAGATGTTATATGGAAAAACATATCCAATGACCTATGTTGGGAATTTATTCCAACGACATAAAGATGTCTCGCGTTATGAGATTAGATGGAAGACCCTCGCGATCTTATTCTTGAGCGATTACAGCTCGGCAAGATTAAGTATGGTCACGGAGTTCGCGTAGATAATGACACGATGACATGGGGAACACCTAAAGATTCATGGATGCACATGGCTAAAGAAGAATTTCTAGATGGTATCATTTACGTGATCGCAGACTACATACGACACGGTAGAGAATCTGAAAGACTCATGTCGTATTTAGAGTTTAGATATATGTACACAGATGATTTCGTAGAGAGTGAGGATCCTAGAAAATGGATTGAAGAGCACCGGAAACCGGATGATAATGAACTTATTCTTTTTATATTGAAAAGGATACATAGAATCGAATCTGTAAAACACAGATATTTGCTAAAATTACTGATTAACATGATATCGATTTGTTAATGAGACGAAGAGGTTCAGACGCCTGCTTGATATGATCACCATGATACGTAAAGTCGAAAGCTGGAAATCGGTCCTTTATCTCTTGTGATAAGGCACTCACTTCAATATTTCTCGGAATACCACTACACACCGATAAACGTTCGAGCTCGAGAAGTCTGTCTTCTAAACGAACAAATGCCTTCAAAGATTCGGATGTGAGACCAGAATCCTCCATACGCTTATACATACCCTTGGACATACCACGGCTCATGTAAAAATATTTGGAATCTGCAATTTCCTCGGTGTTTGTCACCTTATCATACATGAGCGCCCCGGCTAACCCGAGTAAAATCAACACGCCTATCATTTACTAGAAGGCAACAATTTAAATACATCGTTAATCTTGTACACAATGTTGAATAGTTGTTCTGATGTGTGTACATTGCTCGGTGTGATGATTTCGAATTCGACTTGATACGATACAGGATCTTCACTGTCCATGTCGGCCATGTCACCACTGGATTTTGTCATGTCTATACTGAGATTCTTTCGAATGAATGACGTGCGCTCCTTGAATCGTTTGCGATCCATGTCCGTGTAGTCGCCATCATCGGGCATTAGTACTTCACGGCATATGCTAACTCGAAGATCAAACGGTGTATTCTTCACTTTTTTGATATCTTCTTTGAACATGGATCGTTTTTGTATGGTGACTTGATCACCAGTCTCATCATCGACATTCATACGAACACTGTCCCGGTCTCGGTAAAATACCTCGGATGATGTTGTTTTGACTTCCTCCCATCCATCGTATTGTTGGAGACCTTGTAGAATTTGTTCAAACGCATCCTTTCCGACATTCGTGTCAAACATGGATCCGTTAAATTTTCCGAGACGCATTTCGACCTCGATCGAGGGATCGTTCTTGTTCGCCTCGAATGCGGGTTCAATCTTCTTGAGGATGGATTCGACGTTCATGTGTCTTTGCTTACATTTGTACATACGCGTTTTCCTCTTAAGCCTTTTTTATACACACATTTAAATGAAGGGTTTTCACAACCTTGGAAACACATGTTATTTTAACACGAGTTTGCAATGCCTTTTACATATTCCATGTCTCTCAAACCACTTCATAGATCACGACTATACGGGTCCATGTGAATTTACAAAAGTCTATGCACACTTGACACGACTCTTTTGGAAAGTAAACGATACGCGTGTCATGGATATATCATTACTTCGAACACTCTTTCAGGCAAAATTTCCACGATTTGTCGATCACGAACAACATGACATCCAAGAAACAGTTTTATGTATTATTGATATATTAGAACAATCTGTACCATGTATTAAACAATGGTTTTACGGTAAAAAAATCCAACAAACCATTTGGCCCGGTGGAAAATCCGAACGTACCGAAGACTTCGGTGTGCACATTTTATGTTCACACGGTACCTCAATGGAAGACATGCTCAAAGACTCTATGAAATGGAATCCACTCACCGATTTCATGGATGACGATGGTCGTGTGCATCACATCGCGACCACGAGATACATATTCTCGGAACTTCCCAAAGTGCTCATGATTTCATTCGATAAAAAGAGTCACATCGATGTATCGGATACACTATTCATCAATCAGTTCGAATACACACTCGTCGCATCGGGTATTCATATGGGTGTGCAATTTGGAGGTCATTACCTTGCATTTACAAAGCATAAAGGTGAATGGTATTACAAAAACGACGACGTCGTCGCGGCGCAGGCACTTCCTATCCGTGCAGGGCATTATCTATTGGTATACAATCTAAAAACTCCTTCATCTCAATATTCTCCTTAATATTGACGAGTGTTCTATAGAATGTACGTCTATTATTTGGATATGTTTTATCTCGTCGTCGTAATAATGGTTTCCACCATAATGGTCCATTCTCCCATGTGATGTACATACACTCAACAATCGCACCATCTTCAAACCACGGTTCATTCATGCGAGTGCACGGGAATTCACTTTCATAAAATAATTGCCCCTTTTCTTGTACGTATAATTTCCATACAGGTATTCCAGGTGTACCAATACCATCAAAACTACGACCCTTTTTCATATAGAAATCAATTGTATTCTTCTCACATGGTTTCCATTTGAACATAGTTTCATGCGTTCCAATTTTCACAGGTTCATTCACAGGTGTGAACACAAGTCCATCAATCTTTTGTTGGACCGTCGGTAAATACACATCCATGAATGTTTTGAATGTGATGAGTGGGTGAAATGTTTTCAACTTGAGACGATACGTGTCTGTTTTCACGTA